TACACTTGAAACATTTGATTGAATTAAATTTGTAGATAATGTAGCAATAGTTACTGCTTGAGCATTAACACTACTTACAAATGTATTAAATTGTGAACCAACTAAAATTACTGTAACTGGTATATCTATAGTTACACTGTTAATTGCGGTTTGAAGTTCTTGTTCTGCACCTGCAGCAAGGGATACATTACCACCAGCTTCAATAGAAACACTATCTATTGTGAATTGTAATAAATTAGTTGTTACACTAAGATTTTGATCTGTGGCAATAGTCTCATTACCTAAAGCAGTTTGTAATAAATTAGTTGTTAAATTTTGATTAGCGTCTGCAGTAATGACTACGCTTGTAACTTCAGTTTGTAATAAATTTGTAGTTACATTAACATCTATACCTAAAGATATAGCAACCGTTGAGACGTTAGTTTGTAACTGAAGTCCTGTGACTTCAATTGATTGATTTATAATGCCTTCTGATGAAAAAGGTGCTTCTGCAAAGGCTGTTGCTCCAAAAAACATATAATAATCCTATAATGGGAAAGATTGGTGTGTATGTGGAAGATCTTTCCCGATATGAATTATATCATATTGTTAAGGATGCCTAAAGTATCAATTCGGTAAGGTTTTTATTATTACCAATAGTTCCTTTAATAAATACATTAAAAGCTAGACTAATTCTTGTATTATCACCTTCTTTAGTTTCAACCATATGGGTTAAAGAAGATGGGAATAATATAATATCTCCTGTTTTTACAGTAAACCACCAAGTTTCAGAGTTATATAAATTCCAATCTTTTATTTCTGGTTTAATAGCTTGATATGAATCTTTTTTAAAGAATTTAATTTTATCAAATTCTTCATGACAATTAACATAGAATACCCCTGATACTAATGAATTGGGATGTTCGTGTTTATGATGATATTGATTTGTTTCAGTATAATTTAACCAAGATTGAGTAATATAAGGAGTTACTGCATCTGTATAAGATAATACTTTTTTAAAGTAATCTTCCACTCTTAAATATAAATCTTCTTTTAATGAACCAAATACTTTTTGATTTAATATATAATTATTATTAGAAGTAATATTACCATCATTTTTATAAAAATCTAATTTGGACTTATCTACAAAGGATAGTTCTTTTTTAGTAAGTTCTCTATCTAATTTTGATATATAGACAGGTATTGGAAATATTCCGTTTATTGTAGATTCAATCATTAGGATTGATTATACTAAATTAAGATTGTTGTAAACTATTATTTTGTTTTAATTTCCCAATTAATAATAGATTCATTCCAAGAATAATATTGATTATCTTCTAATACTATTGTTGGTTTAGCAACTGGTGATTCCCAAAGACAAGTAGATTCATTTAATACCCAAGAGTTAAAAGGTTTTTTAGGAATGAAAGCATCTCTATCTTCATCATAAGTATAACCTATTCCTGCATGATTTTTTCTTAAAGGTGTTCCATTATTATCATGAACTCCACCATGTGTATTATAAGATGTTTGTTTCCATATAGGATAACCTGTTAATTTTGTTAAAAAATCAATACCAATAGATTCTTGTTCAACTCCATTTGAATCTTTTAGAACTTCATTATTAACTGAAAGTACTTCTATTACTTTTGAATTTAATCCTATTTTTGCAAAACTAGCCATTATCCTGTGTAACTCCCTGAACCATTAAATACCATTATTGTATTACTACCAGATGTTGTAACTGTTGGCGAACCAGTTGTAGTAGATGAATAATTTGCAGTTGGAACACTTAATATAACAACTCCTTTTCCTCCACTACCTCCATTACCTCCATTATCACCTTCTGATCTTGAACCACCACCACCACCACCTGTATTAGCTGTTCCTGCGGTTGCATTATTAGTGCCTATTGAACCTGCACCTCCACCTCCAGTTCCACCTGTACTTGCTGTTGTATCTCCACCAGCTCCACCACCACCAGCTCTTGTTACTGAAGAACCTGTAATTGAAGAAGCTGTACCATTTCCACCATTACCACCAACTCCTGGACTTACACTAGCACCATTAGCACCTACTGCACCAGCACCTCCTCCACCTCCACCTCCACCTGAACCATTATTTCCATTTCCTCCATTATTACCTTGACTTGGTGATGTACTTGGGGTGTTTCCTGAACCTCCAGTTGCATCAGGAGAATTTCCTCCACCACCAGAACCACCAGAACCACCATTTGAAGCAGAAGGAGCTCCACCACCTCCATAACCACCTCCAGCAGAAGTTATTGTTGTTAATCCTGAACCTGATATAGAACTATTTGAACCAGCAGTTCCATTACCACCACTTCCAGTTCTTCCTGCACCACCATCTCCGACTGTTACTGTAATTACTGTTCCTGCTGTTACTGATTGAGTTGATGTTCTATAACCACCTGCTCCTCCTCCACCAGCAATCCATCTTCCTCCACCACCTCCTCCAGCTACTACTAAAAAATCTATTGAATAAGGTATAGCTACACCTTGTGTTCCTTCTTGATAACCAGAACTAGGTAACCAACCTTGTGTTGAATCTATATATGTTAATGTTAATGCTTCTCTATCTTTATTAGCTATAACATTTGAAGTTTGTCCGATAATTTTATTTCCATTAGGCGAAATAGTAAGTGCATTGGTATCAAAAGTTCCTGCGTAATCTAATAAACCTATTTGATCACCAACTGAAGGTGAAGCTGGTAATGTAACTGTAAATCCTGCAGATGTAGTATTACAAGGATATGCATTACCTTTAACTGCTGTAAAACCTGTTGTTTGAACTGATTGCCATGTTAAACCAAAACCACTAGCTGTTCCGTTATTTGTTAATGTTGCACCTGCGGGTATAGAAATAGTTTGCCCTGATGCACCAATCGTTAATGTTGTAGCATTAGTTTGAGTAATAATATTACTCGTGTTTAAATTCTGTAATGAGTCTGTTCTTAAAATACTAGCCATTGATCAACTCCCAGTTTTGAATTTGTTCATTCCATTGGTATCTTTTATCAATTGAAGCATCACTTGGCATAGGTATAGGTGATTCCCAATTGCAAGTTTGTTCATTTAATATCCAACTATTATAAGGTTTTTTAGGAATGAATGCATCTCTATCTTCATCATAAGTATAACCTATTCCAGCATGATTTTTTCTAAAAGGAATTCCACCATTACTATGAATACCTGCATTTGTATTATATGAAGTTTGTTTCCATATAGGATAACCTGTTAATTTTGTTAAAAAATCTATACCTATTGCTTCTTGTTCTATTCCATTGCTGTCATGTAAAACTTCATTAACTAAAGATTGAACTTCAATAACTTTTCCATTTAAACCTATTTTTGCAAAACTAGCCATTATGCTGTGTAACTCCCTGATCCATTAAATTGTAAAATTGTATTACTTCCACTTGTTGTAACCGTTGGCGAACCTGTTGTAGTTGCTGAATATTTTGCAGTTGGTACACTTAATATAACAACACCTTTTCCACCTGAACCACCATCACTTCCAACAGCAGAACCACCTCCACCACCTCCACCTGTATTAGCTGTACCAGATGTTGCTGTTGTTCCATCACCACTACCAGCTCCACCACCGCCTGCTCCTCCAGCTCCACCATTTCCTGGTTGTAAATTATAACCTCCACCTCCACCACCACCTGCTCTTGTTACTGAAGAACCAGTTATTGAAGAAGCTGTACCAGCACCTCCTACTCCACCAACACCAGTTGAAGCGTTGCCACCTACTGCACTAGCACCACCACCTCCACCTCCAGCATTACCAGGAAATCCAGTTCCTCCATTATTTCCTTGACTTGGTGATGTGCTAGGAGTGTTACCACTTCCTCCACCACCAGAACCACCGCCACCCCCTCCTGAACCACCATTTAAACCTGTATTAGGAGCATTATTACCCCCACCACCGCCTGCACTTGTAATTGTTGTTAAACCTGAACCTGATATTGAAGAATTTGAACCAGAAGTACCAGCACCACCTGAACCTGTTCTTCCTGCTCCTCCATCTCCAACTGTTACTGTAATTACTGTTCCTACTGTAACTGTTTGAGTAGATGTTCTATAACCTCCAGCACCACCTGCTCCACCATCAGCTCTACCTCCACCACCTCCACCTGCTACTACTAAAAAATCTACCGAATAAGATTGTGGTGTTTCATTAGTTACATCATCATCAGAGATTGGAATCCAACCTTTTGTAGAATCTGCATAAACTAATTGTACTGTTTGGCCATCAGTTGAATAAACTGGATTTGGTGTAGTAAAGCCTTGAAAATTTACTGAATTTTGATTTAAAGTTAAAGCATTTGTTCCAAACTTTCTACTATAATCTACGAATACTAATTGATCTCCGTTAGAAGCAGATGCTGGAAGTGTTAGTGTAATAGCCGCTGCAGATGTATTTACAAAATAACCAACATTAGCAGAAACTGTTAAATTTGATGTTACAATATTTGAAGTCCAAACAACTCCATCAAAACCAAAGCCCGATACTGACGAACCAGCAGCCAAGGTAACTGTATCACCAGTTGTACCAATGGTAAGTGTGTTACCACTATATGATGCAATTTGATTTACTTTAAGTAAAGGCATTAGTTATTTTCTTTTGGGTATTTTAATTTTATATTAGTTATTCTTGTTTTCCAAGAATCTAAACCTTGATGATAAATTTCATCTAATTGAGATTGCCAAGAACCATATTCCTTAACTCTGTTTTCAATAGTTTTAATTTCTTTTTCTACCTGTGGAAGTATAGCTAATATCTGTTCCTTAGGAATTGGTGGTGTGCCATTGTGCCATTCTATTTCACAAGTGTTAATATCTGTTCCTCTTACAACTACTTCTGCTGTGGGATTTATTTTTAATATTGCATTTATAATCATAATTATCCTTTTATTTCTAATAAAGTCATAGTGCTATTTGAGTTACCAACAGCATCATAGTTGTTAATAAATACCTCTACTGAATTATTAAAACTTCTAAAAGTTACTTTGTAAGTAGTTGCTGATGTTGTGTTTGGAGAATCTAAATATGAAGTAGAGCAAGAACCAACAGCATTATATGTTGAAGCGTTATTGTAAGCAGCAATTCCCTCAATATTAAGAATATCTGTAACTCCTCTAACTAGTCTTAAAGTCACAGCAGTATTTGAATTTTGTTTGGAAACACCATTTACATTTGTTAAAACTAAAATTTTATTTGAAGCAGATGATGGGGTTATAGAAGCAGATAATCCAGTATCTGCAAATGCAGATGTAGATGAAACAGCAAGTGTGCTATAATTAACATTTACAACCTGCAACACCGCACCTGCTCCTAGCTTACTAGTTGAAATAGCTGCCGTAGAAGCTATATCTGCATTCGTGATTGATCCTGCTGGATAATTAATTGTAGCACTAGCAGTATTAAATGTTACACCTGAAGGTATAACAATATTTTGACCACTAACTCCAAACGTTAATGTTGTACTATTTGTTTGAGTAATAAGCGTTGTCGCATTATTATTCTGAATTGTATCAACTTGTAAAATTCCACCCATTATACTATTACCAAGCTTCCTGTTACTGTTTGTGTTCCTGTTATATTAACAGGTCCTGCTAATACTCCAGATTGAATTGTTTGATCTTCACTAATTGTTGTTGAATGTGTATTAACAAATGTTTGAGCTCGCATAGATGCTGAAGGTGTTAACACAGCGGGTAAAGTACAAAAAATATCTTTTATACCTGCTGAAAAGTTTACTGTAGTATTTGAATTTGTGCTTGTAATTATTGAATCTCTTGTAAAGGTTGTAGCGTTCGTTAACGTACCAATCCCGACTTCAAATTGATTGCCTAAGGCAATCGTATAATAAGTCGAGTTGCTTGAGCCTATGCCAGAAGAAAAACTTTGAAAACCAGTTGCAGCACCACTTAATGTAACTGTGCCTGTTCCAGTTGTCGAAGTAGTTTCTTTGACTCTATCGTTAATAACGAACGCCATGAAACCACCTTTAAGCTATTCTTAATATTGCATTACCTGCTGTAAACGCTGGAAACAAAATTGTAAATGTTCCAGATGTTGCTGTTTTATCTCCGCCAAAACTTAAAACACAAACTGCTTTATTACCAGCTGATGTATTATAAATTAATGCACCCTCTGCTGTTAATGTTACACCTGTAAATGATAAATCAGAAAATGTAATGATCGCTGTACTTGTATCTAAAGATACTTGTTGTCCAGCAAGTATTCCACCACCTGTTGTATACTGTCCACCTGAAGCTGCTTCATTTGTTGATGTAAATATTGTTGTTCCTGCACTTAAGTTTGCGTTTGATTGGAAAAGTGCAAGTTTAAATACTTGTCCTGAACCTGAATCGAAATCATGTACTGCACCTAAAAGTTCTGCTTTAAATGAATTACATACTGCTTGTGTATTTGCCATATATTGTACTCCTTATAGTTGTTATGGGGATGGTGATGGTACTTTAATTCGTAACATTCCATCCTGAAATTCGTCTCTGCGTCTTCTACCTGTTTGTTCCAACGCAAATCCTTGTAATGCTTCATTATACTTCTCTTGATACAATTTGTACATATCCATCGGACCTTTAAGATATGCAAAAGCTTCAACTAAACACGCATATAATAATAGTTCTGGTGCATTAATACTAAT